GAGTTCGAGTTCGTGAGCGGTGAGGTCCATTGGTTTGTTAAGCGAAAGGTGAAGCGGATTGGGTGTTGTACCCGTTCCATTGTTTGGCTTGGTTCATAGCTTTAATCAAGCTGCAAACTGCTTTGTCGTCACCAGTGGCTACAGACACCTCCAGACGATGCTGGAGCATCGCTAAGACGCTGTCTGTGTTGATTGGTTCGGAAGACTCCTCCAGGCTTGGTCCATCGTCACTTAGCTCAATCTCAGATTGTGCGGCTGTGATGTCGTTGTATGCGGTGGAACGTGAGACGCAAAATTTTGCGCTGACCATTGTGGCGACTGAAGCTGTACGGATACCCCGTTCGAGCATTGCTCGGGTGTAGCTGAGGCGGGCTTGGACTTCCTGTTGGGTTGACATTGGTTGAGTTAGAAAAGCTGGACAAAAAAATTAAAGGGTGCAGTGCTGAAGAATCCGAATCTTGGCTAGCAAGATTTCGCTTTTTGGAGTGCAAGCGCATTCGTCCATCAAAAGGTGCTCAATGTGAGCCAGATCCTCACTGTCGAGTTCGATGAAGTCCTGAAGCGTGACGCCTGACCATTCGGCTGTGAGTTCTTTCATTTGAGGTTTGGATTGAGTTCTGCTGGTGTTGGAACGGAGGTGATCTCCTCGCGCCAAAGCTCCTCGGCTATGAGGTCGTCCAACTTGGAACGGTCGTAACTGTCGATTTCGCCAGCTTCAAGCATGGCCTCGATGTCGGCTTCACTAGGTGGCCATGCTGGCTCAAGCTCACTAGGGAGCATGAAGTCGTCGGAGTTGTTCATTAGTTGAATCCTGAGGTGTTTTGGTGCGGTCCTGTTGTGTACCAGGAGCAAACGGAACCAGGGATTCCGCGTTCTGATAGTTGCTGGTTCCAGTCGTCCGCCAGTTCGTCCGCATCATTTTGCGATGTGATCAACTGGTAAACCACTTGGTGGCCGTGTCGTTCGGTGTACTGGCAGAGATGGAAGACGTGTGTCTGTTGTTTGGGTTGGTTCATTGGTTGTAGTTGTGACTACTCCCCTAGTATTGCATCAGTATCAGCCAGCTGTCAACATCAAGGCATAAAAAAAGACCCCTCACTGGGGCCTGTTGTTTGTTGGTGCGGTTCACCAATAGTTGCCGAGCTTAAACTCAGCTGAGTAACGCCTAGCCATAACCTCGGCAGCTTCAAGCCTCACAGCCTTTGGAAAGATGTGATGCCATGCTGTTGTCATGCTGCCGTGCTCTAAGTTGTACTGCTTAGCGGCTGGCGTGAGACAGTAACGCTCAATCGAGTGGATGGCTAGATCAAGCGAAAAATTGCCGCGCTTGTGGTGTTTACTCAGATTCTGGAGAACTGGTTTAATCCACATCTCCGTGTTGTCTGCGTAGAGCTCTAACTCTCGCGCTGCATCGGATAGCGTCATGGTGTTGGTGCGGTTGGTTGGTTCTTTAGAATACTAGCAGACAAGAAGAAAGCCCAGCGCGTGGCCGGGCTCCCTGCTCAACGTCCGTAAACAGTGAGAAGACATTCCGCCTTCTCTGCATTGGAACGCAAGCACCTCTGCATCGCTTGCTCGTTCTCAACGTTAAAGACGACAGCCCCGAACGTTAAGACCAGTAGGAACGCTGAGAGCGTGGCACCTAAGCGCCAAGCGTCCAGCGTGTTTTCTTCGATCATTCTTTGAGCCATGGGGTTGGTTGGTTGGGTGGTTTCCTCGCATTGCTTGGGAGCGGTCCCGTGAAGGGTTGAGCCGGTGAGACCGCAAGGCGTGAGCCGGACGTGGTGCCCAGCCTGCCTGCGATTGGAGCGGATCGGCTCCCAGGATGTCGAGGTTCGGAAGATCTGTAGTCTTCTTACTTAGTATTCTACCAGAAGACCAGCCGCCTAGCGACTGCGTGGGCTAGATGTAATTCTTTCTTAATATTCTATTGTGTTACAGCTCAGCTAGTCTGTGTGTACTACCTAGTGATTACTAGTCTGTGTGTACTACTGGGGGCAGGGTTGCAGATCCCAGCGGCGTAGGGGTGGCTCATATACCTCAAACATATATCCGTTCAACAGTTCTATTGTGCTAAAAAAGGCCCCCACGAGTAGTGGAGGCCGGGGGTGGGGGTTGAGTTTTGAGGTCGTATCAGTCGGTCTTGTCCTGAATTTTGATCGTCAAATCAGGCGCTTGAATATTGACAGTCTCAGTGGACTCACCAATAACCCGTCCAATTGAATCCAACACCTGGCTTGCGGTCTGCAATTGCCCCTTCTTAATCGCCTGATTAAATAGTTTGGTGCGCATGTGCTGAAGCCGCGCCAACATATTTTCGCGGTCAGACTTCCAGTCTTCATCAACGAGAAGCTTTACTTCTGCCCAATCACGCCAAGCGGTATTGATACTGACCTGTTCCCGCTCAACATGCTCATAAACAAGCGCCCTAGCCGACAAACCCTCAAGTTGCCGACGATATAAACGCCGCACACGGTCCTCTTTTGCATTATTGGAGCGGCGTTCGTCTTGAGTCATGCTTGATACGACCTTTTCCAAGATCTTAACTGGTAGAAAGGCTTCTAGCCTTCGATTAAGGGGGGCAGGGGTCAAGAATCTGTGTAATGTGGCATTTATGAGCCAAAAAACCGCACCAATTGAGCTTCGATGGGCTCAAGGCCAAGTATTTTCGTGCGAAAAACGCTTCAGAGTTTTAGTAGCAGGTCGTCGTTTCGGCAAATCGTACTTATCTTGCGTTGAATTGGTACGTGGAGCGATCAATCGACCTGGGGAGACATTTTTTTATTGTGCTCCGACGTATCGGATGGCAAAAGATATTGCATGGCGAGCATTAAAGAAGCTTGTGCCACAAGTTTGGATCAAGAGCAAGAACGAAACCGACCTACGCATTGAGTTGATTAATGGATCAACGATCGAGTTAAAGGGAACTGAGAACGCAATGGCGTTGCGGGGCCGCAGTTTATCCGGGGTAGTTCTGGACGAGGCTGCCTTTATGAGTTCGGACGTATGGTTTGAGGTGATTCGGCCTGCGTTAGCGGATAAGGAGGGGTGGGCATTATTTATTTCAACGCCCGACGGCACAGCCAGTTGGTTTTATGACTTGTGGTGTTATGTGCCTGAGGACGAGACAGGATTATGGGAACGCTGGAGTTATACGACAATTGATGGTGGGAATGTAAGTAAGCACGAAGTTGAGGCAGCACGCGCCCAGCTCGACACGAGAACATTCCGCCAAGAATTTGAGGCAAGCTTCGAGAACCTTACGGGTCTTGTTGCAATCAGCTTCGGTGATGAGAACATCTCTCAAGAAGCCAAGGACATCAAGATTCAGCCATTGCTACTTGGGGTTGATTTTAACGTTGATCCAATGAGTGGTATTTGCGCGGTCAAAGACGGCGAAACGTTGTATGTCTTCGACGAGATTATGTTGACTGGCGGTGCAACAACCTGGGATTTTGCCGAAGAAGTTACGCGTAGATATGGTGTGGATCGAAGGATTATTGCGTGCCCAGACCCTACAGGCGGCGCACGAAAAACAAGTGGAGTTGGTGTAACGGACCACGCAATTTTGCGCCGCAGTGGATTTACGGTCCAATCACCCAGGGCAGCATGGAAAATTAGGGACAAAATTACAGCTGTAAATACAGCATTAATGGATGCATCTGGGACGCGAAGGACGGTAGTGCATCCAAGGTGTAAGCAGCTGATCAAATCGTTGCGAACATTGACGTATGCACCTGGGACAGGGCTACCAAATAAGAATTTAGGAGTTGACCACGCCTTTGATGCGTTCGGTTATTTAGTTTTACAACAGTTTAATTTGGCCAAACCGGAGACGATGGGGCCAACTTCTTATCGGTTGTATTAAGCGTGTTTTGGCTGTGGCAACGTCACTCTGACTTGATCGCCAGTACCAGACCAAGATATGCACGGGCCAATGTTTACTTCTGGTGCTTGTGCCGTATACCAGCGAAAATCACAACTGGTGCAGTGCCTCCGACGCACAGTTTCATACGGCCCTTCAACAGTTTTCTTAGTCGTAACGACATGCACGCGAAACGATCCGCATTTGGGGCACTTCAAAGTGACTATTGATTGGGACGAAAGGCTAGACTAGGCCAAAGCCAAGCTTCGTCATGCCCCAAGGTCCCGGAACTTACGGCACAAAGAAGGGCCGTCCCCCTGCTAAGAAAAAGAAGGGCATGAAGAAGGGCTCTAAAAAAATGCGTTGCACCTGTGGCGAGTAGAAACGAGCCCACAAATAAGGCGCTTTATAGCCGTGTCAAAGCGGCAGCCAAGCGTAAATTCGCTGTATATCCCAGCGCCTATGCCAATGCGTGGCTGGTGCGGGAATATAAGAAGCGTGGCGGTACCTATCGAAAAGTGAGTGATGGCGGAACGAAAAAAACCAAAAAAACCAAGTAAGACCAGCAAGGCCAAGGGTGGCCTTAGCCGTTGGTTTGACGAGAAATGGGTCGATGTAAAGACCGGAAAGCCTTGTGGCCGCTCCAAAGGGGAAGACAGAGCATATCCAGCGTGCCGACCATCAAAGCGCGTATCCGCAAAGACGCCTAAGACAACAGGCGAGATGACAGCTGCAGAAAAAGCCCGGTTCAAGCGTGAAAAAACCGGCGCAAAGAAGATAAGCTATCAGCATAAACGCCGTAAATCTGCCAAAAAGAAAAATGGCTGAAAAGAAAAAGCGTAAAAAAGGGCCAAATCTTAGCGTTGGCCGTGGTGAAAAACTTCCAGCAAGTAAAGGTGCAGGACTGACTGCAAAAGGCAGGGCTAAATATAATAAAGAAACCGGTTCAAACTTAAAAGCACCTGTCACCGGCAAGCCTAAAACCAAGAAAGAAGCAGCGCGTAAGAAGTCTTTTTGTGCTCGCAGCAAGAGTTGGACTGGAGAACGAGGCAAAGCTGCTCGAAGGAGATGGGGTTGCAACAACTAATCAATGGTTAAAATAATGACATGACTTACTCCGTCCCAGGGCTCGTTCGGACCCATTTGGTCAGCAGCTCCTACATGGGGAGTGTTGACAGTCCATTTGTCCGAACACGGGCAGTGATTGACCAGATGAAAGGCTGGGAAATCATGAAAGCCGTGGTCTCTGGCACTGAGTATTTACGTGATAACAGCGAAGCATTTTTACCGTTAGAGCCTCGCGAAGACTATTCCGCGTACCTAGCGCGTGTAAATCGTGCTGTATTCACGCCTTATACCCAACGGTTGATTCGAGCGGCAGCAGGTTTGATTCTGCGTAAGCCAATCAATATCGTTGGCGATCCATATTGGACAGAAGTTTTTAACAAAGATGTTGATGGTTGTGGTTCAGATCTAGACGAATATGCACGTCGCTTGGTGATCTGTGCGTTGACCTATGGCCATTGCCATACGTTGGTTGACTTTCCCGCTCCAACAGAAGCCCGAAGCCTTGCAGAAGAGCGTGCATTAAACCGTCGTCCATATTGGATTGAGGTTGATCCAACCAAAGTGTATGGCTGGCGTTTAGATCGCGAATCAAATTACGGCAACTTGACGCAAGTGCGTATTGGTGAGAAAGCTGTTGTTCCTGATGGTGAGTTTGGAGAAAAGGTTTATGACCAGATTCGTGTCATTGAGCCGGGTCGTTATCGCGTCTATCGACAAGAAGAGCAAAAGAAAGCGATGCAAGGGAACTTCCCATATCCCTCTTCGTTTGACCAATCAGACGCTA